CAGTATCTCTCTACGGTCATCCTCTCGGATGTTCTCAGCGATTACTTGACAATCATGGAGTACACTAGCTCTTACACTACCTATCATAAGCTAATTCGTTTAGTCCTTGGAGACCAGTTTAATTCAAATTCCGCAGACATCATGGCTGAAGGTAAAGGAGTATCATTTTTAATTACGATTGCTACTTGGTCAGCTTTAGAGAACACAGGGAACCTGTACTCTCCAGACTCAAAGGGAACTGAACCTATAACTAATTCACCAGATCCTAATATACGACCTGTAAATTCATGGGTACTTGTATCTCTATGGAGTGGGGTAACTTCCACTTGGAAGAATCCTGTGTCTGCAAAGATGATATTTCCATATCTAAGTTGTACTCGACCATCTGCAATTACAGCATAGCCACCTGTTTGTGTTTGTTGTTTTAAGGTGATATCAGAGAATGTATAGGTCATCTCATAGGCTTCACCTACATAGAACTCAACAGAATCTAGGGCATCTGTAATAAGACCATAATCTGCTGTAGAGGTTGCTGTTGTAAGATCACCATAATCCGCAGCCGTAGAAGCATTCTCAGAAACGAGCGAACCATCCTCCTTAAAATCAAGAGAATCTTTAACCACTACAGTGGCAGAGCCATCTGTTTGTGTGGATACAGGAACTCTAACACCAGCTTTGGTGATAACCTCAATGTCTCTACCTGGAGACTTCTCATAAGGTAATGTAATTGTCTTATCAGTAGTCGAGGGTGTATCTACCCGTCTATCTAAGAGACTTACATAAGAAGCACCTGCATCAGATTTCCCCAATTCAAAAGCCATCTTCTCAATGAAGACACCTTGAGTCCTTTGGACAACCATGTAGAGGTCTGTATCAATAAAGTCGATACCCAAAACTTCTACATCTGTGCCAAAGGAGAACCTGTGCCATGCACTTTGTAATCTCTCAGTACCTTGGTTGTACCAGTTGTACACATAGACAGCATCTGTATCACCAGCTACTTGACATACTAGAACATTCTCATGGCTTGCTACGGACATCTTAGTGATATTACCTGTCATATACTTCGGCACATGAGCAGATATCTCTATACCTTCAAACATATCTTCAACAGTAGTTGATGGGAAGTATTCACGAACACCACTGTAATCACCCCTATCAAACGCAAAGAAGATAGAGGAACCTACAGAGACAGGATCACAGTTCCGTAGACAGCCATAAGCCGTTGTTGGAGCAATAGATACAGTTTTAGGTGTCAGTGTTGTACCACCCTGTAGGACGAACTGAGCGTCCTCTGAGAACAGTATAAGGTTCTCTACCATTGGTATAGCATGGCGTAGAATAGAGACCCTGCGGTTAGCCACAGCAACATCTATAGGAGCCGTATCTAATAGATCAACAATAGTAGTACGCCAGAAGTTAAAGAACTCTCCAGCTTCGGTCATGATGACATTCTCACCTGCAAGAACACCTAAGCGGTTCTTGAACAGAAACATATCGTTTATTGTTTCACCGATGAATGAGGGGTTAGGTTCAGTCAGTAAGTCACCAACCTGTCGCTCTCCCCAACCAAAGGCACTATAGTCATAAGTATCATGGTCTGTTCCATCGGCCTTCTTAAAGACGAATGTACTGTCAGCCTGCCTGATAAGAATATGAGGCATTGTTGAAGCATCAAACTTTAAGGAGTCATCTAGGGCTGGAGCTGCACATTCTTCCCAAGTACCCTCACCAATACTGGCAGATGCACCAGTGGTAACAAACTTCACATAGTAATCATCAATACCATCGGTAGGATCACCTTCAATTTTAATGATTACACCATCTCTAGCGAAGGTGGGAAGGTCTGTGAACTTCTGGGCAGTACCTTTGAAAGTCTCAATGTACTCTGTACCTTCATCGAAGGATGCACTGATAGTAAAGTCAGTAGCCTTAGTAAGATAAATGACAGAGCCAGCAGAGGTTGCTGTAAGTCCTGTGACAGCATCAAGTGTTGCTGCTAGATCTGTAGCACTCGATTCTAAGTCTGCGGTTGCAGCCTCAGTGTATGCAACAGTATCTACAGTTACCGTATATGTACCACTGGACTTTGCTTGTTTAAGAAATATCAGGGCTTCATAGGTGTTTACTGAAGACGGTGTATCATCTGTAGTCATAGCCACAGTTGTCTCAGTGTTCACAATATAGGTAACATCAGCAATCGTAACAGCTCTAAAGGCTGTATCTGCATTAGATGTATCGAGGTATGTGACACCATCTGGGGTATCTACAGTTTCCTCATTTAGATTCTCTAAGTCAAAGACCTGGATAGACTCATCTCTGATAACCAATGAGTATCTCTCAGTAGTATCCCTGTTGATGGTATGTACAAAAGTCTTACCTGAAGTAGTAATACCTGTATTCATCAGGTGTTCTGTAGGTAATCTTTTGGTTAATCCCTCAACAATACTGGGGTATGCGTTCTCCTGAGCCTCACATTGAGTTGCATATCTCAGGGAGTCAGGTTGTTGCGATACACCATTGATAAGGTTGGGAATCGACTTAGTAGTTAGCATTAGCCTCTATCCAATTTATTGATGACACTGGAACGGTCTATTACACGAGCAACATCCCAGTTATCAAAGATGCTGTAATCTGCGGATTCCATTTCATACTCTCTGAGTGCAAACAACGCTTGCTGCTCATCAGCCCTTGTAAACATGGAGTGCTTCTCTGAGCCAACCAAGCGGTCTTGGTAGATACGAGCAGCTCGAATCATGATGTAACGCCTAGCGTTCTCAGGCATCTCTGTGAAGTCCAGTAGATAGACCACTGTGTACTTCTTAGTTGCTGTAATCGTGTATGTAAGTTTCTTACGGTTGTAGAGTTTAGTTCCTCGGATAACTATATCGTAATTAGAATCTACGTTAGAATCCTCTAGGTCTACTCTCACAATGTTTGTACCTAGAACCACTTGGTCTTCACTGTTAGGTGCTAAAGGTACATCCTTCTCGGTGTTGAAGTGCCACCAACAGATTGAACCTCACGAGAGGTTTCATCTAGGATGGACTCAGCAAGTCGGACATCGGCTGTAAGTGAGCCAGTTAAGGAGTTTACAGGTGCTTCTCCGACAGCACTTAGGATTGTGTTAATCGCATTGAGTTTAGTCGTTGAGGCGAGTGCCATATAAGACTCCTTAAATTGAAAAAAAGGATTGACCCCTCAGAGAGAGGTCAACCCCAAAAGTATTCTCAAAAACCCCAATTAAATTATGAGGATTTAAGACCTACACAAGCACCTGCTCGGAGGTAGTTGTGACCCATAGCATACTTAGCAACCATCAAAGTACCTTGGTTTTGCACCAAGTAATCTGATTCGATTGCAAGATCCATGAGCTTAACAGTACCGAGACCAGAGCGATGGAATACAACGCCTTGGTAATTTTGGAAGTCGATACCTGAGTAGCCCTCAGCAGCAACAGCACCAGTAGCACCCGCATCCACGAATGGATCATTGCGAACACCATCACTACCATCACCAAGAGCACCAGTAGCAGTACCTTCATCGGCTGTAGGAATGTGGTTACTCATATAGCAATTCACACCAGCAACTCGGATGGTTTGACCACCACCCTGAAGGACTGAAGCACCTGGGCCATAATCTTTGTTCAATACAGCAGCAGCAGTGTCAGCACCACCAGCAGCTTTAAGAACATTATAGAATGACGTAGGTGTTAGGACACAGAAACGATCACCCATAGGGATGTTGTTTTCGTCCATACCCTTTGCAGCATCAATGATACCATCAATGATATCATCACCAGTTGTACCACCAGTTGTTACTGTGGAACCTGCTGAAGTGCTACCAAGGACATCAGTAGTATCTAATGAACCAGCAATAGCTGAACGGATACACGCTTTGTCAGCGTGGTTAGCTAGAGCATAACCGAGTTCTGAAGCATAAATGCTACGAACATCATAGTGGTTCATTGCTTCATCAATGTTTGCGATAAACGCTGAAGCTACGAGTAGGTTGTCGATATTGATTACTCGCTCGGAGTGGTCAATAGCTGTACCTAAGATCTCATCCCCAGGAGCGTGGTAGCCAGCAGTTGCTGTACCAGTCAATGGGAATTGAGCCGATTTACCGCTAGTAATAGTTCTAACGGTGTGGAGAGGCATCATAACATTACGTTCTTCAAACGCTGCTAATACTTCTCCACTGAAAGTCTTGAGGAA